TGCAGCGGAGCAGTGCAAGGTGTGTGAAGCCATTCCATTTGACCAGATTGGACATCAAATCGAGTATGAAAAGTTCAAGATGCTCCATGAGGTTATTGAGGAAGCTGACCTGGAGGACGAGTACCAGGAATGGAGACGGGCTTACGGGTATGTATAGGAAGGTGGTGAGGATATGGAAGATAAGCAGAAGATTCTGGACCTTTTGTTACCTGCTCTTCAGGCGACTCGTAATCTGGCTGATCTGGTAGAACTGGAGTATCGGGAAGACCGGGAGCTGGTGTATGCGAAGTTCGCAAGCGGGAATCAGAAGATTGCCAATGTTGCAATGGATTCCGGAACAGCACTGATCAGAGACGTGATCGGGCAGATTGTATAAAAAAGAGTGCTCTCATAAGCCCGGCAAGGCGAGAAGCACTCTGGAAATTAGTCAATAATATTATACAAAACAGGAGGAAATTAGTCAAATGGAACATATACCAGGATATGACGAATGGAAAACATCGCCTCCGGAACAGGAACCTGCAACATATTGTGATTGTTGTGGCTGCGAACTATATGAAGGAGATTATCTTTACACAATAGATGGCGAAAGCTTGTGTGAAGATTGCGTAAACGAAGAATACAGGAGGACGATATGAATAAGAGAGCTGAGATATGGATGGTATTTCCACCGGATCAGGAATATCGTTATGGCGAGTATCCGTTTAATACAACAGAGGAAAGAAACTGGGTAAATGAACTTGCCATGAAGATTGGCGAAGAAAGAAAATGCAAGACATTTGTGAAAAAATATCATAAAGGAACGAGGATGCAAGATGAAACGACGAGTATTACTGAAATTGAGCGGAGAAGCTCTTGCAGGCGAGAAGAAGACTGGATTTGATGAGGCAACTTGTATCGGAGTTGCGAAGCAGGTAAAACAGCTTGTAGATGAAGGTG